GTTTTGGGTGGGTATCTCAGCGTGATACAGGCTTTGCTTTTATTCGCGGTCCTTGTAATAGGCCAAATGTTAGTAAACATAATCTAAAAGGTAATAAAAATGTCACAACCAACTGAAATAGACCAAGCGGCTTTCCAACTCCAGGAGGCTAAACAGCGCATGGAATTGGTGCGCCAGGACGTATTAACCGCAGAGCAACGATTGATTGACCTGGCGGGCGTCAAAGACGAGGGCACCATTAGCGCGTCGGGGCTTTACTTCAAAATCAAAACGGTTTGCAAAGTAAATCGCCGCATTGATTTGGACGCACTGGACCTACTTAAACAGCGATTGCCAAGAGACATAGTAGGCGAAGTATTCAAAGACAAGCCGACTATTAACATTAAGGCGTTGCGCCACCTGGAGTTAAACGAGCCGGAATATTACAACGAAATAACCCGCGCCGTAATTGCTACGCCTGCCAAAATCTCTGTGTCCGTTGAACTAATAGACGAGGCAGCATAATGGCTATTCAATTAATCAGTGCCCGCGACGCGGCATTACAGAACGGCATTAAGGTATTGATCTATGGCCCGGCTGGTTCGGGCAAGACGGTCTTTTGTACCACTGCACCAGAAGGTGAAAAAACCCTAATCATTAGCGCCGAGGGCGGTTTGTTATCTATCCAGGATAACCAAGCGGTCGATATTTGTGTGGTTCAGACCATCGACGACGTGCTGGAAATTTTCAACCACTTAAAAGGCGAACACCCATATCAATGGATTTGCCTGGATTCAATTAGCGAAATTGCCGAGGTGGTTTTAATCGCTGAAAAGGCAAAAACCAAAGACCCCCGCCAGGCTTATGGTGCATTAATTGACCAAATGACCGGGCTAATTAGATCGTTTCGTGATCTACCAACCAACGTGGTTATGACGGCCAAAATGGACCGTGTAAACGACGAACATGCTAACACCCTACTCTTTATGCCCTCGATGCCTGGCGCCCGCCTGGCGCAATCGCTGGGCTACTTTTTCGACGAAGTTTTCTGCATGCGACTAACCAAAAATGCCGATGGTGTTTTGGAGCGTAGCTTACAAACCTCGCGTGATATTCAGTATGAAGCCAAGGACCGAAGCGGCCGATTGGACCAATACGAATACCCAACCCTGGCAAATATTGCCAATAAAATCCGCAACTAAATAGGTAACTAAAATGCAATTCTCTTTTGACGCAACAAATGTTGATATTTCCGACGACCGTAGTTTTGAACCTTTACCAAAGGGAAAATATACCGCCATGGTGGTTGAATCAAGCATTAAACCCACGAAGGCCGGCACCGGCCAGATCATGGAATTGGTTTGTCAGATCATCGACGGGCAATACATGAATCGTAAAATCTGGTGGCGACTTAACATCACCAACCCAAACCCAGACACCGAGAAATATGCGCGCAGAGATTTAGCCAAACTTCGCGCACAACTGGGCCTTGCCGCGCAAATGCAGGACACGCAAGAACTTCACGGCAAGCCGTTTGGTATGGGCTTAAAAGTCCGTGAGCAAGCCGGTTACGAGCCGTCCAACGACGTGAGCTTTACCGCTGCTGTTTCTGGTCCTGTAGCCGCCGCACCGGCAATGGCTCAACCAAATGGCCGTCCTCAACCACCAACTGCGGCCCCTTCTGCTGCTCCCTGGGCGTAACTAATGACTGCCATACCATTGCCGTATAACAGCACTGTCGAAGCAATTTACCGTAAATTCGAGACAAGCCACGTTGAATCAAGTCGCGCGCATCTAGGCGCATCCATGATCGGCCGCGAGTGTGAACGGGCGCTTTGGTATGGCTTTCGCTGGGCTACCGTGCCCAATTTTCCTGGCCGTGTGCTGCGCTTATTTAAGCGTGGCCACGACGAAGAGGATTATTTTGTGCGCGATTTAATCGCCATTGGTGTCCAGGTTTGGGCCGTGGACCAGGCCGGAAAGCAATTTTCCGTAACCTGGCACGGTGGCCATTTTGCTGGCTCATGTGACGGTGTGGCAAAGGGTTTGCCCGAATCACCAAACAAGCCCCATTTATTAGAGTTTAAAACCCACAATCACAAATCGTTTGCGCTGCTCAAAAAGAACGGCGTCCGCGAATCAAAACCCGAACACTATGCCCAAATGCAAGTGTATATGCACGGCCTGGAGTTACCGCGCGCCATGTATATGGCTGTCAGTAAAGACACCGACGAATTATATACCGAGCGTTTCGAGTACAACAAAGCCGACGCCGAGGCGTTAGTTAAAAAGGCAGGCGACATTATCGCCACTGATATTCCACCCCCTGGCATAAGCACCAGGGCAGAGTTTTTCAAGTGCAAATTCTGTGACCATCAAGACGTTTGCCACCGCGACGCATTACCCCAAGTAAGTTGCCGGACCTGTATTCACGCCGATATTGATATGAACCAGGGCGGCTGGCGTTGTGTTTTCCATAACAAACCAATAAGCACCGACGACCAGCGTGTGGGCTGTGAAAAGCACCTATTTAACCACCACCTGGTCCCCCACGAAATGGTGGATATGGATGCACCTGGTAACTGGGTTAGGTACAAAACAGCCGCCGGTGTCGAGTTTTATAACAGCCAACAAACTGGGGCTGGCCATTACACCAGTGCCGAAATTAAAGCCGCCCCCGCGCTACTTGGCGACCCTGGGGCCGATAGTTTACGCGCTGCATTCAATGGCGCATTTGTTGAAGGTAACAATTAATGGGTAATGCAATGGATATTTTAATGGGCATTACCGTCGCCCTCCTGGGCAATGTTGCCATTTTGGCAATATCCAACCATTTAATTTGGGGCGTGTAATGAAGATAAGACGATGGACCGACGACGACGACAATTATTTGCGTGCCAGTTACGACAAATTCAGCAATGAAATATTGTCCGACAAATTGAACCGCTCCAAGGGTGCGATTAAGGACCGGGCCGCACGCCTGGGCGTAAATAATAGCGGCTCACGGTCGCGCTGGTCGCGCATCGACCACATTTACCTGGCAAACAATTACGGAAAAATGCCCATTGAAGTGATTGCAAAAGAATTAGGCAGAAGTAATGCAGCCGTGACCAACCGGGCTGCGCTGTTTTTCAAGAAACCACCGCCTTGTGATCTGGTGTTTAACGATCTGTACGAGGCACATTTTAACCCCTTCTTAACAGGGAAAATTGGAGGCAAGGCAAACAATGGATAGCATACGACAACGCCGAATGTGGAGCGAAGCCGAATTGGTTTACCTCCAGGACAATTACCACCTTAAAACCGTGCGCGTTATGTCTGAGGAAATGGGCCGGCCATTACAAGCGATTATGAGCAAGGCCACACGCCTGGGTATATCCGACCTGGTGACTCAAAAGCTCTTGCGCTCTGGCAAAACAGCCGAGGCATTGGCGCGTAAAAACGCCGGTGGCAGCTATTGCCCATTTTTAACCAGGCGCTTTGGCTTTGAAACGCCAGGGTATCAACCGCTCTACACCGGAAGGTAAACACCATGCAATTACGCGATTACCAGCAAGAAAGCATCGACGCGCTGTATAGCTATTTTACAGAAAATAAAACCGGGCACCCCATCCTGGTCTTACCCACGGCGGCTGGTAAATCGGTGATTGCGGGCGACTTTATCCGTGGGGTTGTTCAACGGTGGCCAGGGCAACGCGTGCTTTTATTAACGCATGTAAAAGAATTGATTGCCCAAAATTATGAAAAGTTAATGACGCTCTGGCCAGAAGCGCCGGCCGGCATTTATTCGGCTGGATTGAAGCGCCGCGATACCAAGCACGACATTATTTTCGCGGGCATTCAATCGGTCCATAGGCGTGCCATTGAAATTGGGCACATTGACCTGATTATTATTGACGAATGCCACCTGGTGCCAAAATCCGGCATGGGTATGTATTTACGATTTCTGAAAAGAATGGAACTAATTAACCCAAAAATCCGTGTGGTTGGATTAACTGCAACCCCCTATCGTCTTAACTCTGGTTCCTTAATCGAAGGTAACGACCGTTTATTTACTGATATTGCGTATGACGTTGGTGTTATGCGCCTGGTGGACGATGGTTATTTATCCCCCCTGGTGGCCAAGGCCATGGAAAATGAATTTGATTTATCGGGCATTCATACCAGGGCGGGCGAATTTAAGGCCGACGAATTAAACGCGCTAACCGATAATGACGCCCTGGCACGCCTGGCATTAATCGAAATATTGGCTCATGGGCGCCAGCGAAAAAGCTGGTTGATCTTTTGCAGCGGCGTTAACCATGCGTTAAAAATGGCCGATATGATTGCAGAGCACGGCATAGTAACGGCCACCATTACCGGGGCCACACCAGCCGACGAGCGGGATAATATCCTGGAACGATTCAAGGCCGGCCAGATTCAATGCCTGACCAACTGCGACGTGTTAACGACCGGGTTTGATGCGCCTATTACCGATATGCTGGTTTTTCTGCGCCCAACGCAATCGCCAGGGCTTTATGTGCAAATGTGCGGCCGTGGTATGCGCCTGGCAGAGAATAAAAAGGATTGTTTGGTCTTAGACTTTGGCGGCAATACCCAGCGCCATGGACCCATTAATGCCATTGAGCCAGTTATTAAAGAGGCTAAAGGTAAAAAGGGTACACCACCCACCAGGACGTGCCCGGTTTGCAAAACCATCATGGCAGCATCATGCACCGAGTGCCCCGACTGTGGCCACAAATTTATGCGTGATATTACCCACGACCCCACGGCAAGCACGGCTGCATTGTTGGTGGATTTTGAAAAGTTTAATGCGCCGACCACCAAATGGCACAATGTAAATTTCATGGAGCTGGTGCGCCATAAGAAAATGGGAAGGGCAGATAGTGTTCGCGTGATTTATGAAACGGACGGTGGCCACTTTAATATATGGGTTTGTCCAGAACATGGCGGCTATGCCGAGCGCAAAGCACAAAAATGGGTTGCGGAGCACTTCCCTGACTATTATGACGATATGAACACCACCGAAATACTGGAAGTTGTCCACGACATTCAACAACCGTTGTCCATTTGCGTCAAGTCGGCCGGCCAGTATCCCAACATTACCAAGTTTGATTTTGAAGAATGCCGAGGCGAAAGCCTGGCCCCATTTTAACTATTAACGCTATTGAGAACTAACACCATGACTAATAAATTAATGACCATTCCAGAGTACCTAAAGCACCAATTCGCCCCTGGTTCTGCACCTAGTATTCGCACCGTGCGCACCTGGGTTAACAGCGGCACAATCGACGGCATAAAGTTGGGCGGTGTGTATTATATTGCCAACGGTTCAGCGGTAAGTTATGCTTACGAAAACCCACACGCCGCTTTGGTTAATAGGGTGCTAAATAGTTGAGGTCATATTATGCGTTATCGGGAATCCAATGCCACCCAAAGGCTACCAGTTAACCTTTACGAAACCAGTAATGGCAAGGGCAGTTTGTCCTATCGGTATAAGCACCCCATCACCAAAAAATTTCACGGTATGGGGTCCAATAAACAAAGCGCGATTGCAGCGGCAAAAACACTCAACGACAAGCTAATCGGGACCACCTCGATAGTCGATTCAGTGTTGCACCCCTCGACCAGTGTGGCGGCATTATGTGACGCTTACCTGGCGTACAAATCAAACGGGACCGGCAAAAAGCTATTGGCCAAATCAACCATTGCTGAAATTCGCGGTGCCCATAAAAAGATCAAAGCCTATTTTGACGGGTGGAGTTGTCGCCAATTAACCACCCTGGCAATCTCTGAATTTTTAGATGGTATCTTTGACCCGGAAGAAAACGAAGGCCATGCCAGGGAGCGCGACAAGACGTTAAAAGTCCTCCTGGTGACGGTCGATTATGGCCGGACCAAAGGCGAACTGGACACCAACCCCGCGTCGCCCTGCCTTAAAATTGGCAAGGAACCGGAAGTGGAGCGCCACACCAAAGAGGGCTGGACCGCGATATACAACGCGGCTGAACCCTGGATGCAAAAGGCCATGGATATTTGCATGCTCACTACCCAGCGTCGTGGTGACATTTGCAACATGGAAAAAGACAACATTAAAGACGGCGTGTTATATGTCGTGCAACAAAAAACCCACAAATATGACACCAGCTATTTGGCCATTCAAATCACGCCAGAATTGCGCGACGTCCTGGACCGTCCAATTAGCCAAGGGCGCGTTAATATTATTTCCCCCTACTTAATCCACCGTAAGCCAGAAAAGGTAACAGCTCGTAAAAAGGCATCTGGCCAGCACTTTAGTTACATCGATAAAGACTATCTAACCAAAGAGTTTAAGCGCCTACGCGACGACGTAACGGGCACCTATAAGGACGTGGCAATGGGCAAGCGACCAGGCTTTCACCAGGGGCGTGCGTTGGCCATACATGAGCATGAAAAACAGGGTTGTTTGCCTCAACATTTGGCCGGTCATTCGACGGCTAAACAGACGGATAATTACAGTGCCAGGCACAAAGATATTAAGTGGATGGAAGTGGATTTGGACGGGTTTAGCCTGGCAAAATTCAAGGCATAATCGCCTCGTTTCCCCCTGGGCTGCTTTGATAAGTGGCCCTTTTTTTGGCCTGGGTTTTGCAACCTTTTTGCAACCTTTTTGCAACCCAAATTCCAAGCATAAAAAAAGAGCCTTTAAGCTCTTGATAATTAAGCGTTTTTTGGTACGCCCTGAAGGATTCGAACCCTCGACCCACGGCTTAGAAAGCATAGCCATTGTATGGCCTAAACCATTGATTGTAAACAACTTTCATATACAATCGCACTAACCAACACCTGCAAACACTG